CACAAGTGAAAGTGCGTCTGACAACTCGCTACTTCGCGCACGCGAGTAACCTGTACGCGGGAGTACGCGCTAGCGCGGGTGTGCGCACATGGCGTCAGCCCTCACAGGAGCCACTGTAAGCCTTGTAAATGGGTTGAGTGGGCCAGGGTGCCACTCAGAAAAAACAGGCCCTTAGCGTTGGTTTCACGCGATGTAAATTTAGAGGCTCTGCATGCAAGCCAAACCACTAGCCGTACACTACCGACAGTGCGCAGATAGAGTGCCTAATTATCCCTGCATTTGTAAGTTACTTACAGCGTTAATTGGCCGTGGTTCTGGTCATCCCCCGCCCGGTCCTACAACGTCTTCACTGCACGAAGTCAAGAGCGGAGAGCGAGCGCAGCGAGCGTCTCTTGACGAGGGCATAGAGTGAAGGCACAGGACCGGGCAGGCGATGCTATCCCTGCTGCGCTAGAGTCGCCACACTCCCCGCTCGCTACTGGTTCGTTTGGCTTTAAGGTAGTGAAGTGGGCAGCGCGTAGACTCAATATCATCCTAGACCCTTGGCAGCAATACGCGCTTATAAGGGTGCTAGAGCATGATGCAGACAACCAATTGCTAGCGCGTTTGGCGCTGCTATCCGTGGCTCGCCAGAATGGGAAAAGTGTTATCGTCCGTAGCCTAGTTGGTTGGCTCTTGGATGAGGGTCACAAGTGGCCCACCTTCCAAAAGTGGGACTTCATTTTGCTTGCTGCGCACGATGCTAAACAGGCTAGGATACCATACGATTACATTAGGCGTGACGTGCTGACGTATGCAGACATTAGCGGATGGGGACATACCGCAAGGCGTCAGGGTGCAGCGCGTGCCAGAGCCACACAGTATACAGGGATTGAGTTAAACGGTGTGCGCGTTGACGTTGCCACTAACCAACCCGGTAGCGCTCGTGGTATCTCGCCCGGTCTGGTGTGCTTTGATGAGGTACTGACGCAGACCACATTTGCAACGTATGAGGTTCTATCGCCCGCACAGGTTGCCATACCAAACAGTCAAATGTTGATGACGAGTACAGCAGGGTATGCGGATAGCGTCCTGCTACGGGCGATGCATGACAGGCTATATCGGCAGGCTACCGGAGCAGAGCAGCATGACCCATCGTTTATGGGTCTATGGTGGCGTGCAGACGATGATGATGTTGGGCTAGATTGGGACCAGTTGCAGAAGGCTAACCCATCCCTACAGGGTACCAGACTCTCGCGTAAAATGATAGAGTCAGAGTACCTGATTTTGCCCAAGGGAAGTTGGATTAGAGAGAGACTAAATCGCTGGCATGATGAGAGGGTAGACGCACCGTTTAGCGTTGCCGCATGGGGTGCCTGTAGGCTACCGCAACCGCTTACGCCCGATGCTGTCGCGGGTGGTTATGTGGTTGCTGCTGACGTGCTATCCACATGGACAGAGGGTAGCATTATCGTAAGCGCTATGCGTAAGGATGGGAGGGTTGGCGTAGAGGTTCACAGGCATTTGCTTTCCCGCCCTGATAAGCCTTTGCTAGCCTCTGATTTTACCACAGAGATAGCCATGATTGCAGCGAAAGTAAAGGTAGACTCAATCGTATACAGCGCATCATCAGCGCTTGCACCCGCGTTTGAGAGGCACGCAGCGGAGACTAGCCTACCCTATCAGGCGATTGCTGCCACTAAAAATATCATGGCTTGTGCAGACTTTGCAGAGGCTGTGACAGCAAAGCGCATTGCCCATGATGACCCGTTTCTAGACTCTCAGGTAGCAGTAGCACAGCGTAGGTTTATCGGTACAGATGGTGCTTGGCGCTGGACGATTAGCGCTGCACCCATTACGGGTGTGATAGGTGCTACACTGTCGGTTGCGATTGCTGCTAAATCCGTTACCCCCGTACAGGTATTTTTGTAAGTTGCTTACATTCTCACATAGTGAGATAATTACCATGTGAGTAAGAAGCATCGCTCTACGAAACTTACCACCCAAGACCGCCATAGTATAGTGCCCACATCGTCAACGATGATGGGCATTTCTTCTATCGCAATCCCCTCTGCTGCTTACCCCCTTACAGTGGTAGAAGCAGCGGGTGTTACTGCTGTAAGGCGATGCGTTACGCTGATTGCTAACGCTATCTCAGGGCAGCGCTGGACAGAATGGGAAGGCGAACCGCCAGAGCGCTTGCCTGTCCTATCCCGTATCTGTAAGCGTCCTGCTGCTGGTATGACTCGTAGAGAGTGGGTCTGGCGGGTTATCGCTTCCATGTGTCTTACTGACATTTCGTATATCTACATGGTTGGTGGCGTTGACGATGAGGGCGTGCCAGGGTCTCTGCTACCACTCCCAAAGGAAGCAATCTCGCCTACCGGCAACGTTGACCCTTGGGGGGTATTCCCGCCTACTCAGTACAGGTTGAGTGGCGCAGCAGGCACGATTAGTGGCGAGGCGATTATACCCGTTCGTAGTGCCTTCTGGCCGGGTGTGCCGCAGCACTTGCAGGGCATTCTACAAATGGCTCGCAATTCGCTTATGTCTGCATGGGCTAGCGATGCCTACGTTTCTAGGTACTGGCAGGCTGGCGGAACACCAGTCACGCAGATTAGCACAGAGCAGGAATTAGACAATGCGCAAGCGGAAGTTATCGCAGAGCGCTGGCGAGACAGGCGCGGGCGTGGTCCGGACTATCCTGCTGTGCTTGGTAAGGGAGCGCTAGCGCAACCGTGGGGAGCAGATGTTTCCTCGCAGTTGGCAGTTGAGGCGAGGCGGGATATTGCCGCAGAGATTGCGTCTCTGTTTGGCGTTGCATCGCATTACGTCAACGTCAACCCACCCGGTAGCAGCATGACATATAGCAACGTTCAGGATGAGGCGCTATCGCTAGACCGCTTTACCCTGTCAGGTTTCTATGACCCAATCCAAGACCTGATTTCTGACTTGCTGCCAGAAGAACGGTTCATGCTTATTGACATGACCCGCCTAACCCGCGCTAGCCAAGAGTCTAGGTTTAGGGCTTGGGCTATCGCTACTGGCAATAAGCCTTGGATGACTCCACCAGAGGTACGGGTGGAGGAAGGTCTAGCACCAAACGACGTTATAGATACATTGGTTGAGGCGCAGAGCGCAGGCGCAGAAAACGCTGCTAAGGGCATGCAGGCGATACCTGCTACCGCTAGTGAGCCAGATACGGCAGAAGTACCTGCATAACAAATGGATAAATATTCAGTGGCAAAAACCCTTGACAAAATGGCGCGAGTATGCATCGAACCTACCATTTCTACTGTAAGGTACCGCCACGCCACGCAAATTAAAAAGCAATGCCCTAGGATTACTTTTGGAAGTGGTGCCCGTAGCAGGCTTCCTAGGTGCCTTGTAGGGCATTCACGAGGGAGAATGTCAGTCACTTACACAGTGGGAGTTTATGCATGAGCAATGCACAGACCACAGCGCTAGGGCGGGTTGAGATACGCGATGTTGACGGTACCCCCGGACGTTTCGAGGGTATGGCGCTTCCCTATGGGGAAACTATCAACGTTGCTTACGGGCGGGAGCGCTTTGTACGGGGTGCTTTTGCGCAGGCAGTGAAGGACATTAACGGAGGCGAGCGCATCGCCTATCTCAATAAGCACGGTGTAGATGGAGGGGTGCCGGTAGGTATCATCAACCAACTACAGGAACGGGATACCGGGCTATGGTTTTCTGGTGACTTCCTAGACGTACCCGAAACACCACAGGCGCGGAGTCTCGTACAGTCTGGTCTTAATGGCGTTAGCGTTGAGTTTGTGCCGGGTAAGCATAGGCGCAAGGCAGACGTGGTTGAGCATTATGCTGGTGCTAGGTTGGCAGCAGTGGCAGGGAGTTATGCGCCTGCATATCGCAGTGCGCGAGTCGCACTTAGGAGCGTGGTACATACCACAGAAAGAGGCAAGATGCCTAGTCTAACTGTTGCTGCGCTCACTGAGCGACGCGACGCGATTACGTCACAGATTGCAGCGGTTCGCTCTATCGCAGAAACAGAGGATAGGGCACTTGACGATACGGAAACGCGGGACGTTGAGACGCTTTCAGGTAGGCTTACAAACGTTGATGCGCTGCTTGTTGAGGCACGAGCAGACGAGCAGCGACGAGACGCAGAGCGGCGTGCGCTCCCCGCTAGTCCGCTTAGCACTGGTGGTGGTGCGCCTGCACTGATTACCCGGAGCGAGTCTGTCTATGGTCCGGGTAGCGAGTATTCCTACTTTGCAGACCTGATGGTTGCGAATAGGGATGCTGGCGCAGCACAGCGGATGGGACGACACAAGGCGCTTATTACTGACCTTGCAGGGCAGATTGATAGGGCTGTTGATAGCAGCAGCATTGCGGGCGCTTACCCTACGCAATACTTCCCTGATTTGTACGTTCCTGACATTGCGTACAGTGGTCCGCTTTCAGCGTTCTTTGCAACCACTCCCATTACCGCGCCTAACCCGATTAGCCTTCCGCGCTTTGCTGCTACGTCTGGCGATACAGGCGTGCAGACTGCTGAGAATGCAGCGCTGCCAAATGTCAATATTACTACCGCACCACTCGCCTTGACGCCCAAGACGATTGGTGGAGAAACCATCGTTTCACGGCAGGCTGTTGACGGTGCCTCTCCGGGTACCGACGTTATCATTGCTAATCAGTTGCGCGAGTTGCTGATGCGTGATACAGAGCGAGAGGTTGCGCTTGTGCTGGAAGCGCTGCCTACGTCCGGCGCTATCCCTGATACAGCGGGTACAACCCCTGCTGCGAGTGGGCGTGATTTGCACAAGGGCATTGCTACTGTGCTTGGGCAGTATTACGCTGGTGCTGCTGCTGGTGGCGCTGGTGCGCGGATGCTTCCTGCTGAAATGGTTTTCGTTAACAGCACGGATTGGGGAAACCTGACAGCAGGCGAGGATAGCAGCGGGCGTCCGCTGTTTGCTTACGTTAATCCTGTTAACGCTCTTGGGCAGTTGACTGCTTCCGGGTTTCAGAGTGGCGTGATTGGTGGCGTTCCTGTTACGCCCGCATGGGCACTGCTGGTTGCTACCAATGAGATTGTTGCACGGCGCAACGATGCTATGCAGTGGAAGTCTGCAATCCTTGACTTGCGCCTTATGGAGCGAGAAGGTCCGCAGAGCGTTGTGTTTGCAATCTGGCAGTATTTCGCCTTTGCGGTCCTAGAGCCAAAGGGCGTGCGGCGCTACACCTACACCAACGTTTAGGTAAGTCACTTACAAACTGAGAGGTAGAAATGGAAAACCGTCCTACCAATCCGGGTATCCCTGAGCAGGAAGATACCACCAAGCGCGAGCAAATCGTGCACGAGGAAGCGCAGGAAAACGAGGAAGCGAACCGCCAAGAGGAATTGGAGGTTAGCGAGGAAATCCAAGAGAAGGCAGGGAGCGAGTACCCAACGTCTAGCGATGTTGGAAAGCAGACTCTTACGCAGGCAGACCTTGGGTATGACGTGACGGTTGAGGGCGTGCCGCCAGATGACGTTGCGCTTAAGACTCCGCAGCATCCGGATGACCCATCAGCGCACGAGGAAACGCAGCGCAATCCGGGCATGGCAGGTTCTAAGAGTCAAGCAGACGAGTAATGTATAGCCTAACGGGTCTGCAAATTCTGTCGTTTACTGGTGCGGATGAGACCGTGCCCGAAAACGTAGAGTGGGCAGATATGGTTGCTAAGGCAATGGTATCTGGTCTGACCGTTAGGCTAAATGGCACCATCGTTGTTGACGGGTCAACAGCAGAGGATGAGTTAAACGTAGCCTTGCTAATCGGTGGCGCAGAAGGATACAAGAGGCGCGAGGCTACGTTTGGACTCACTGGTTACGCAGACCTAGAGGGTAGCGCAATCAAGGTAGCAAAAGACTATCTAGATGGTGTCAAGCCTCTTATCAATCGTTACTCGTCTGGTCCGGGTATTGGATGAGTCTCAAAGACAGCAGGACACTTTTACTGACAACCCTAGAGGCAGCAGGGGTTAATGCGTTTTATGGCATTGGCAGGTTTACTGCACCATGCGCTCGCATCTTCCCTGCTGACCCTTGGGTTGACCTTAGCGGGTTGGCAAATGGAAGGCGCACGCAGCGTTGGGAAGTATGGGTAGTTGCCGGTAAAACAGATAGCCTTGCTACGTTTGACGAGTTGGAAGCACTGGTTAAAACGTGCAATGACGCTCTAACTGGATTGCCGGGTTGGGCCTATCCCGCATGGCGCAGACCTGCAATTACAGAAATGGGCGGTACTAAATATTTCGCCTGTAGAGGCGTCCTAGAAACGACAGCAGAGGTTTAGATATGGCAACTATCCTGTTTATGAAAACCGCGCTGTTTACACTTAAGGTGGGAGCAGGCACCGTTAAGAATTTCCAAGGCGATGCAGCAGACGTGCACGTTGAGGTTAGCGCAGGGGATAAGGTAGAATACCCTACGCTTGACGGTGCGGTTGCATCCAACGTTGAGCCAGAGTCATACGCACTGGTCATGCGTGCCGGGCAGGACTATACCGCCAACGGGCTTGCTCGCTTCATGTGGGATAACAACGGACTAATCGCAGATGTGGTGGTTAATGCCTTTGGGCAGGCTGCTGTACCGGGTGCGACAACCCCTGCTGTTAAGGGTCAGGTAGTGCTTAACGCCGTGCAGTACGGAGGCGAGGTAGGAACGTTCGCGGAATTTGAGGTTACGCTTCCGTTTGTTGCTAAGCCTGTTTTGGCTATCGCGTAGTGGTAGCCAAGCGTCTAAAGGTAGACGGGGTACCAGAGGCGCAGCGAGCGTTTGACAAGGTAGCCTCTGAGATACGCGATTTGTCAGACGTGCATAGGGCAGAAGTAGAAATGCTTTTGCCCGATGTGCGCTCTGCTTCTCGTAGAGCGAGTGGCGATTTGGTAGCAGGTTGGCAGGCAGATGGGATAGCCAAAGAGGGACACTTTGTAAATGAAGTACCCTACGCAGGCGTGCAAGAGTGGGGTTGGTTAGCGCATAATATCGAACCAACGCACGCAATTATGCAAGCGGTAGAGCGTAACGACAAGCAGACTGAGGCGCTATATGGAGACGCAATCGCAGGAATTGCCGGAAAAGCAGGGTTCGACACTAAGAAAAGTTGACCTGTCTGCGATTGCCGCAGAGCATCCGGTAAACCAACAGACTGCCGTACTAGACCTTAACACATTTGACGCATCGCAACTGACGTTGCTAGAAGTGTTGGATATGTCAGAGGTAGCGGGTGTACCCCCTGCTGAGTTGGGTCTAGTTATGTCCCAAGGGCAGACAAGCCAAAAGATGCTTGTGTTTTACGCTATGGCTTGGTGTGTGGCTAGGCGTGCTAATCCGTTTCTCACGTTTGAGGAAGTGCGGACGTGGCGCTTGGAGGTTATCGGAGAGACCGATACAGCCAAGATTGAGCGGGAGCAGGCGCGAGCAGACGCTATCATTGGTGCTGCTGCTGTAAGTGGCTTACACCCCGACGAGGCGCAAAACCTGACGGTTGCACAGTTGAGCGCATACGGGAAAAGGCGCGAGCGAGCGAACCGCGCTACCCGTAGGAAGGCTGGCTAATGTCTCTTGGTAGAGGCGTTGCTCTGGTTGTCTCTATCGTAGGTGACACGAAGGGACTAGAGAAAAGCCTAGGCTCTGCCGGTGGAGACGTTAAGGGCTTTGGTGATGGGGTGCTTGGCGCTGCTGCTAAGGTAACAGTGGTGGCAGGCGTAGCGCTTGCTGGCGCTGCTGCTATCGGTGCCATGACAAAGGCAGCAGCGGATGATAGAGCGGAGCAGGAAAAACTGTCTGCCGCTATCCGTGCTGCTGGCGCAGAGACCGCTAACACTACTGCACAGGTAGAGGCAGCGATTGCCGCAGGGCAAGATAAAGCATTCTCAGATAGTGAGACCCGCGATGGTCTGCAATCGCTTGTCACTGCAACTAAAGACGTGGGTGTTGCTACTGACCTGATGACGCAGGCGCAGGATATTGCACGTCTTGCAAATGTTGACCTAGCAACTGCTTCTGACGCGGTAGCCAAGGCGTATGCTGGTCAGGATGGGAAACTACAGAAACTCATTCCCGGTATGGAGAAGGGTGCTACCGGGCTAGATACGATTGCGAACGCATCCAAACTGGCAGCAGGGCAAGCAGACCTGTACGCCAAATCTGCTGACGGTATGAACGCTCGTGCGGGGGATGCGTTCGGAGAATTGTCAGAGACGATAGGTGAAGTTTTCTTACCTGTCTTAGATGCTGTGCTGCCTATCGTCATTCAGATGATTAAGTTGTTTGGGCAACTAATCAAGGCTGTTCTCCCATTGCTCGTGCCTATCCTAAAGGCTGTTGGTGCTGCGCTTACAGTGGTGGGTAATATCCTCTCCAAGATTATTGGCTTCCTCATTCAGTTGATTAACTGGATTAGCAAGGTCATTGGTAAACTTGGGGAATTCCTCGCCAAGATTAACCCCTTCCAAGGTATCAAGTTGCCTAGTCTCCCCTTCTCTGCCAGTGGGCAAAGTGTAAGTGGCTTACAAGCGGGGACACAGGCAGCGAATACAGGCAGCAGCAGTGGTGGAGGCGTGCAAATAAATATCTACGGAGACCCTGCCGTAATTGAGGCGCGAGTTATGAAGGCTCTACGCGATTACACCCGGCGCAATGGCGCTGGTTCAGTCTTTGCACCCGGAAGGATTTAACCAATGGCTACACCAGACCGCCCGGACGCAGGAGAGCAGATTGTAGATACTTGGGGACGTGAAGTACATGACCGTATTTTTACCCCCAAGGGTGTAGTTGTATCTGGCGCAGAGGTTACTAACCCTGCTAATTACGCTCCGCTGCCTTTGGATACCGTGCTTTTGGGAGACCCAAACCTAGCACGTCTTGCGAGTGATGACCTTATCATACCGGCAGGATTTGAGGGTTTGTATCGTATTTCCGGTACAATTATGGCTAACTCGCTTTTAGCGGGCGAGTTAGCATGGGCGGAATTGATTGTTAATGGCATTGTATCTTCTGGTGTTCATTTTGCATCGGGCATGACGGGTAATCCATACCCTGCCTCATTTAGCACTATTGAGCAACTAGGCACTTTCTTTAACCCTTACATTAGAGCAATTCATACGGGCGTTAGCGTGCATTTTAAGGTAGTTAAATTCTCTATGGTTCGCATCGGAGACAATCTAACCTAATGCCTCTGTGGAATGGCTCTAATGCGATTTGGTCTGGTGGGCCAGATGTAATCTGGAATGCACCACAGGTTACGTTATTGCCACCACTCCCCGCGATTGGGAAGGTCCGCATAGAGATTGCAGACGCGGGGGTATGGAAAGAGATTACACCACAAAGCATGGTGGTTAAGGTCTCATGGGGAGCAGATGACCCTACCGGGGTTTTGACTGTCCCCGCAGCAGGGTCTTGGAACGTTAATACCTATGACCCACAGCGATTGCTAGACCCTGCTAATGTTACGTCTCCGCTCGCTGCATTTATCCGTCCGGGTAAGGGTATTCGCCTGTCATATATCAATCTCCAAGGCGCGCGTAAGGTGGTGCGTCAGGGTATCATAGATGAGGTTGATTACGATATTGCTACAAAGCGCGGTAGCATTCGCGGTAGCAATATGGTACAGTTAATGGTTGCTGCGCCACTGGCAGCAAACCAAACAGGTTTGCCAAGCACCTTGCGTGCGCGTGCAACAGCGCTGATTGCTAAGGCAGGGCTTACAGCGCTAGTCCCTGTGGAGGCTACCCCGGCAGGCGAAACAGACCCTTCTGTTGGTCCGGTAATCCCTGACGAGGCATCCGTATGGGCACATATTCTTACCTACTCTCTGGATGCGTTGTATGCTGTCTGGACGGATAGGGACGGGGTACTACGCTTCCGCTCGTTTGGCAATCCGCGCGATACTGGTTTTCAGGTTGGAGGCGCTGACGGTATCGCCATAGAGACAATGAAAACGCAAGGCTCTTTGCAGGGCGTTTTTACTCATATTGTAGCGTTTGAGTCTACCGCGCCTACGGTGCCAGTAGAGGCAATTGACGCACCTAAAAAGGCGCTTTATGGGGATATTCTGCTTAAGCGGGACCACCCCGTAATTGGCGCTCGTGCGTGGGTAGACAGCGTATTAGCGGACCGTGCAGGGTCATCATTGCAATACGCACCGGGTACGCTCTATCCGCAGACAGAGGATGCGCTAGAGAGCATCCTTAATCTTGGCATGATTGATATTGCTAATCTGGTTGTTGAGTCAACCAACCCGCAAATTAGCGTGCCTGCGCGGGTACTTGGTGGGACAATTACTGCTGATACAAGCACAGGTTGGACAGCAGAATTATCTACTTATGTTCCCGCTCTGGAATGGGAGCAGCAACCGCCACCGATTGAGCCACCGATTGAGCCACCACCCGGCACGATTAGCGGAGTGGTGCGCACATACGCTTGCACTAAAGACGCTCGCCTTGCGCACTCATCCTCTTTGGATGCTGGTAATGGGACGGATACCAACCTTCCTGTTGGTTATACCAGTCCGTATCGCAATCGCGCTGTGCTTGGTTTTGCTGCTATTCCATTTGCGGGTGTGGTCTCCGTTGATAAGGCGGAATTGCTCTTAACTGTAGGCGCTAATTCGTGTGGTGCCTTTGGCTCTAGCCCTAAAGTCATTGTATCTAGGCTGACAGGCGCATTTAACGAGGGTAGTTACTCTGCTGCGTGTGGCTTTGGTACGTCTAATTCCGTGGTTTATCCCGGTCCTGCTACTACATCTTCTGGCTCTGTCACCAAGGCAATTAGCAAGACGACAGGCACAGATATTGTGATTGATATTACAGAGATTGTGCGGGCTTGGCTTGCAGGGCAAACGCAGCATGGGTTGCAAATCAAGTCATCTGGCGAGGATAGCAGCACATATACCACTGCTTTTTATTCGCGTCATGTGGGCACAGGTAGTAACAGACCATCACTCAGATTGACACTCACAATACAAGCAACAAAGGATTGATATGATTGCAGCAATAGCACTAGCATTAGTGTTTCTGGCTGGTATCATGGCAATTGCTGAGTTAGTTAGGACTCGCTGGCAATCGCTGATTGCATGGGGATTGCTGGTACTGGTTATCTCACTAATCGCAGACCGGGTATAATGTAAGTGACTGACAAATTTCCACGGATGCGCCTACCGCGTCCGGACCGCATACCGAATATTACGAATGAGCGTATAGTACCTGAGATTGATACAGGCGGAGCATTCCGCTGTGACTGGCGAAAACAAAGCCCGTCATCAGACCCCAAAGAGCCATACGGCAGTGAGTCTGGCGGGACAGGAGAGGACCACGGATGGAGCAATTGCAGTATGACCAGTGCTGCCCTTGCATACGCATATCAGAGACAGGATAAATCTGGTCCGTGGGGTGGGGATATGCGCCACCACCAAGATGATTTATCCGGAGGCACAGACTTAAACGATTGCAAAACTGCATGGAAGCGGTATGGTAATGAGACCCTAACCATTAAGACTGGCGCGGGTTGGGGAGCAGTTAAAACAGCGCACAATGAAGGTAGAGCAATCATCATCCAAGGCGAGGGTAACGTACCCGGTAGCGAGTCTTTCGATGGTGGGCACGCTTGCTGTATCGCACCGGAAACACACTCTGACGGGCGATGGTTATTTGGAGACCCGCTTGCGTCTGGTTGGCAGTGGGTTAAGGTTGCGGATATTGAGAAATGGGCTAAGGCGCTAAACAGTAGTATCTATTTTGCAGTCTCTAAGATACCACCCGCACCAGTACCACCGGAGCCACCAGTGCCAACCTATGATGAAGGCTACGCAGATGGGCACAAAGCAGGATACAGCGAGGGACATACAGCAGGCTACGGGGAAGGGCACGCAGCAGGCTATGAGGAAGGGCATACTGCTGGTTACAGCGTTGGTTACAGTGCTGGTAACGCTGCTGGTTACGCTGCTGGTTATGATACTGGCTACAGCGCTGGTTACAATGAAGGCTACAGCGTAGCATGGAAAGTGGTATTTGACTCGTGGCAGGGTTTCCCGGTACCAGAATTCCCGCAAGACCATTGGAATGATGTTCACTGGAATGAGGGTATCTGGACAGCGCCTAATCCTATCCCCATTGACGCATTGACAGAAGCAGCAAAACCTGCTACATGGGGTAAAGCGATTTGGTCTGCTTCCAAATGGCTTAGTTGACGATGCAACCATAGATACTGTATACTAGTATCCGGGTACCGGGTGTCGCTCTCGCACAGTCTCCGCCCGGTACCAACTAAAAGTGTAAGTGACTTACAGAGACGGTGCGAGGGGTAGACTGTGCCATACGATAAAAACGAAAAGTGGACTTGCGGACGATGCGGTAAAGAGTATCGCGTATACCAACCCAATGCCGTTGCTATTTGCTTGTGCCGTCCGTGGACAATGCCAGACTCTAAGCGTGATACTACGGAGTCTCTTAGGCGATGGAAGCGACAGGTTAACCGCTGATTGCTACAGTAGAGACAGTTAAGGATTTTCCGTCACCTAAATATGGTGGCGGTCCTATTGGTACCTTGCGTGCTTACCAAGCGTTTCATCCTGACGCAGCAATTTACACCGTTACCTATCGCGGACGTACAGTATGGATGACCAGTAAGCAGCAAGCGATTTGGCATGAAATCCAGAAGTATTGGCATCGTGGGAAGCGCGATACGTTGAGACGCATTGCGGACGTAGTGGGGTGTTCGCGTGCGACCGTATCGCGCTTCCTACGGCGTCTTGACTTGTGGCGATTTATTGACTTAGCAACCATTCGTGGCAGGACTGGCGGTACTTGGGTTTTCACCCGTAAAGACCCTTACAACGAAACCCCGCGACGTTGGACGATGAGCCTACGCGCAGCGTATCGTGCGCGATTGGCAGAGCGCATTAGGGAGGCGGCTAGGCAATCGCTCGAACCGCTATTGCAAGCCTATAGAAAGGCTAACCCTAGACGGGCGATAGAGCCTAGACAGGGCACCTTCCTAACTGGTAGTACGGATGCAACTTATTGGATACCAATTGACTATCACAGGAGACCAAATGTAGACACTTACGGCAGGAAGCGCTAGCCCGCATTATTGCGGGTTGTTAACCATACCGCAATCTTGCCTTACTTGACAGACGTGCAAGGCGGGTGTAAGTTACTTACATCAGATAAACAAACACAGAGAAACGGAGACAGTGCGATGAACGAAACCGAATGCATCCCCTGCAAGATTAACGGACCACACAAGCGCCTTAATCCTAAGACCGGGCGAATGGTGACAATCTCCAAGGCGGAAGCACACAAGCAGAAGTAGTATCTTCTGACAAGAGCATTGAGACGTGCGAGACTTCTAATGCTCTTGCCAGCAGATGACTGGATAGTAGAAGGGAGAGACTGTGCAGAAATACCCGATAGAGCCTCGCATCACGATTGAGCAAAGGCAGAAAGCGATAGATGCTCTTGCAGCGGATATTGTCCTGCTAGAGTCTACAATCACGATGCTACAGTATCGCGGTTGCCTACCCCGGACTCGCACGGACCTACACCGTATGCTCTCAGATTGGGAGCAGCAGATAGAAGTCATGCGGGACCATCAGGCAGCGGTTAACGACAGCAAGCACCCCATCGGTACCCTCGCATGGTGGAGCGAGAAAGATTAACGTTTCGCAACGTACTTGACAACCGCATGGTGCGGGTGTAATGTACTTACATCAGAGAAACAGAGACAGTGCGAACCAAGCCAATCTAGCGCAAGGCGCACTGTCTCCCAAATCTGAGAAAGAGGTAAGAGACTGTGACGGAGAACACCACTACTGCAATCAGTGGCGAAGTCATTGATACGGCAGAGGGCAGCGCGGAAATGCGAACCGCGATGCTTAAGGAAAACGAAACCATCATCCGCAAGAATTGGAAAGCGGTTGAGGAAAAGAGCGGTAATGTCTATCGCGCACTGACCCTCATTCATACGCACAACCTTTGGAAGTTGCACAAGGATAGCAAGGGCAAGCGCAAGTACACCAATTTCCAGACCTACCTGACAGAGGAATTTGGTTGGACACTGACCCGCGTGCGTGCCCTCCAGATTATCAAGGCAACGCGAAACTCCATGATTGAGGCAGGGGAATTGCCTGCTAGCGCCGGAGAGCCTAAGACGCGAACCGCGCCGGAAGTTAGCACTGAGAAGGCAGCGAAAGTCACTGCTGACCAGTTGGACAAGACGCTTGCAGCGTTCGGTACCCGCGTCGCCAATATCGACGAGGGAGACCCGGACAGGCAGCAGATTGTGAACCTTTACAACGATGCCTACGAGGTTATTGGTAGCATCATCGGAGACCTGCGCGAGATTGTCGCACGGATTACCGCTGAGGCTGAGAGCGAGAATGCGCCTGCTGAGGCAGTTGCAGTCTAGGATATACTTAGAGGGTAGGGCAGGCGCTCTACCCTCTAGTAGCATAAGGAGAGACTGTGCCGGAGAAAGAGATTAGCGTTAATATCCCGTTTGGCAATCTGCGTATGGCATGCGTCAAGCGAGGGCTTAAGGCTAGGCTCTATGTCTTTGATGGTGGTAATACCGTTGAGGTAACAGACGCAGAGGGCAAGCAATTGTGCCGCACCACTGCTGAGCATGGAGACCCAATCAGCGCTACGCTACAGGCAGCAAAACTGCTTATGGAGCAAGGGCACCTAACGATGTTTGACTTTGAGTGGAGCGCCTAAACTGTGCCAGCACTGACGCCAGCAAATGACTTGGTTAGAGCCAGGAACGTTACAGCGTCAGAAGTAGGCGCACTGTTGGGACCACACCCTTACACCAACCCCACCAAGATTTACGATAGGCTCATGGCACCGTCAATGGATACACACCAACAGTCAGAGGCAATGGCGTTGGGTGTATTTCTAGAGCCTCATGTAGCGCGGTACGCGAGTCGCAGATTGGGCCTGCGCTTGCGTGCCGCGACTCGCTCCATCGAATACAAGCCAACCAAGGGATACCAACAGCCTACCAACCTATGTGCTACCCCTGACTATCTAGTTTTGGGTCAACCCATGCTAGTAGAGATTAAGGTATCATCCATCATGTATGGATGGTCAGAAGATGACCTACACCCGCACTACGAGTGGCAAGCCAGAGCGCAACTAGCCTGCACGAACAGAGACGTATGTATTGTGTGCGCTCTGGTGGGTAGCACCTTCTATAGCGTTTACGTTGTAAGGGACTTACAAAAAGAAAGGAGGATGCTAGACGCGGTAAACGAGTTTTGGTATCACAACGTCATGCCCGGTATACGTCCTGAGCATATCGAACAGACGCGGGTTACTTCCGCAAAAGTCACCTAGGAGATATGAGACTGTGACACAGCAGCAGAGTTACAATCAGCCCGTCTATGGAGCAACTGTAGAGGAATTGGTACCAGTTATTCCCGCTGGTATTTACCCTGCAACGTTTGAGGGTATCGAACAGGCACGCAACGATAATGGGACGTTCTGGCTATGGCGTTTTAAGGCTCGTAACGGCGAGGAAGATGTAGAGGTTACTGCTACGTCATCCCCACGGATTACTACCCGTACAAAGGCTGCTAAGTGGCTTGCAGGGATGGGACAGCCCGTAGAGGTTGGCAAAGATATTGACTTTGGCGCTTTGGTGGGTATGCCCGTTCAGTTGGTCATCATCATTAACGATGCGGGCTATTCGCGCATTGAGAGCGTGCTTCCCTACCCGGCTGGTAAGCAGAAGAAATGACCACTAACCAGAAGTTAGCATTAGGCATGCTTGCTTGGGCATTCCTTGCTGGTGCTGCTTTTGGCTACCTATTCGCTAGACTCTAGTTTTATGTGCCCACTGCGTATACCCCCCCCGGTGCGCAGTGGGCATACACCTAGGGAGGGAGCATGCTAGAGGCGCGGGTTAAATTCGTAGTGGATGCACCACCAGTAAGCCAAGGCTCTATGACAGCGGTTTACAATCGCAAACTAGGGGTAGCGCGGGTTAGGCATAACGCTGGTCCCGCGCTTTCTCTTTGGCGTAGCCTAATCAGAGAGCGTGCAAATATGGCAAAGGCTGAGATATGGTCAGGACCAATAGGCATACGCATTTCGTTTGGGATCAAAGCGCCACAGGATGCTAGGCACGGATACCCCAAGCGTCCTGATTTGGATAAGTTGGTTCGTGGCGTCATGGATGCTCTTACTGGCGTTTGCTATTTGGATGACTCGCAAGTAGTAACCATCCAAGCGGAGAAGGTATTTCATACCGCTACGATTATTGAGGTATGGAGAATTGACAAACAATCGCCTAAGTCTACGGATGCGCAAGAGACCATCTGGAAGGCGGATGCCTAAAGGGTGGGCTAACAAGCGTCTGCGCGTAATCGAACGTGATAACGGTATGTGCTACCTATGCGGATTGCCAGGAGCAAATAGCGTTGACCATGTGATACCCCATGCTAAAGGGGGTACTGACGCAATGACCAATCTGCGAGCAGCGCACATGACGTGCAATACGGCTAAGCGGGCTAAGGTAGGTTCGGCTAATCCTAGGGAGTCGCGCTTTGGGTAGCCTCATAGCCTTTGGCTCTACTGATAGGTGTAGGTGGTGCAAGGGCACAGGGCTAAGGAAGGGTGTTAAGTGTCACTCGTGCAAGGGGGTTGGATACTACCCCCCCTCCAATACACCCCCCCCTATACATACACCCCCCCCTATGGATACCTGCATGCATGCATGTGGTTGCAATGAGCCTGTTGATAAGGGCTTAGTCTTTGTGTGTGTGCCATGCTTTAATGAGGTATGCTTCTATCCAATGAGCGCTTATGTCATTGATTAATCATTTGTATTTAACCAATGCCTACCCTATGCGGGTGGGTAATTAGTAATTAAAATGTAAATGGCTTACAATAGGGCTACCCGTTTTTTTGGTGATGAGGCTTCCAGCGAG